GTACCCGCGATATTAAGACTTGTGTTGGCTGTCGCTGTGGTAACTGTAGCGGCGGCAGGGGTTGAACCACCAATAACTACGCCATCTGCTGTACCGCCATTGATGTCGGCTGTTGTAAGAACCGCTGAAGGGACTGTGACAACCCCCGTAGAATTTGCGATAGTGGCGGCTGTTGTACCATCATTAGCTGAGATAGACCCAGTTTCCACGTCCGTAGCGTTGACTACATCATCTTTGAGTAGCACGCTGTCAATTGTAACACCAGAACCCGCTGTAGTCTCATCAATAGTATTTGTAGTAATCTTCTGCCCGTTAGCGACGAGGATGTCGTTGGCACCAGACGTGTTACCATTAGCTAGAATCTCAGAAAGTGAGTCCGCTGTAGCAACCTGCGCATCTACATATGCTTTAATAGACTGTTGTGTAGCTAAAGATGTAGCGCTATCTGACGCCATATTATCTTCGTCAAGAACGGCTGTGACTGTTGTGCTAGTGCCCAACTGTAGAGATGTTGTGTGAGTTACGGCTTCTACAACGTTTGTACCGTCACAGAATAAGAATGTGGTACGTCCGTCAGGAATAAGAATGCCCGTTCCTGTAGAGGTCTTGACCGTGATGTTTTGACCCGACGCGTTCTTGACGATGTAAATTTTAGAAGCTGTAGGACAGATAACCGTACCAGCGCCAGTCAGATTTGTGCCCGTATCGGTAAGCTCAAGCATAGCGCAGCGGGACTCAGAAGATGTACCGTCCGCTGAAGTCAACGTATGCGAGTTTGCGGACCATGTGTTAACGACTGCCCGGCCAGCGACGGCCTGTTCGACCATAGATGTTGTCGTTTACTACGTTACCCCATGTACCACTGAGTTCTCCTTGAACTGGTAGGGCAAGTTTAAGTATTGGTGAATATTGAGTTGTCATGTTATGTTCCTTACGCGGCTATATCTTGCCAATTTGGGGTTTGTGTTTCAGTTACGTCTTCCCACTCGGAAGTTTGCGCACTGGCGATGGGTGTCCAATTAGGTGTTTGGTTATCATCAACCTCGCCCCATACGTTGACGAAACCGATAATTCCCGTAGCTGCAAGCCCTGTAACAGATATATCTGCGTTAGCTGATGCGGCTACAGTACCAAGTTCTGCGTTCCCTTGCAATCCCGTAACTGAAACTACAATCTCAAACGCGATAAACACGTCGCCTATAATACCTTCAGCTTCTACTCCCGTTGGGTAAACTGTTATACCCAGTGACAGAGCTACGTCACCTATAACGCCGTCAGCTTCTACACCTGTAGCCGTAACATTAGCTTCGGCGTCTACTGTAAGATCACCTACAACGCCGTCAGCCTCTACACCTATTGGGAAGATATTCGCCGCCGCAGTAGCAGTAACTGTCCCTAATACGCCGTCAGCTTCTACACCTGTAACAGCTACATTAGCTTCAGCGTCAACCGATACTGTACCGACCTCACCGTCAGCTTCTACACCTGTAACAGCTACATTAGCTTCAGCGTCAACCGATACTGTACCGACCTCACCGTCAGCTTCTACACCCGCAGGGAAAACATTGGATTTTGCATCTACTGTGGGTACACCGATCTCACCGTCAGCTTCTACACCCGTGCTAAGAGCAGTAGCTTCCGCGAAAACAATAACGGTGCCAAGCGCTAAAGCTCCAGCCACGCTGGTGAGCTGTATGTCCGCCTCTGCGTCGATCCTTGCAGTGCCGATACCGCCCGCCGCGGCCACTCCATCAGGTGATGCGTTTGCGGCAGCAGACACGACTACAGTAGTACCGCCGCCCCAAGCGTCAGCCCCCCAAGCGTCAGCTCCCCAGAAATTATCTGGTCCTACGCTACCTCTAGCTTCGACACCTTCAACGAAAATCTCAAGCTGATCCGTACCCCAAGAAGTCTGACCCCAGTCACCTCCACCCCAGCCAGAATTTAGCGTAGACGAAGGGTTCCCGGCCCAAGAATTCTGGCCCCAAGCGTCAGCTCCCCAAGGTTTGTCGGTGCTGGACATACACTACCCTACGGAGTAGCTATGCGTACTATGGCATTGGTAGCGTCGGCTGCTGGGAATTGTACTGTAAAATCACCTGCAGTAGAGATTTTATCTCCTCCGAAATCCAACACCGCGACTGCTGGATTTGTACCACCAACCTTGTATATCAACGCACCCCGGGCTGTAATCGTAGCATCGGTCCACGTTGTATCTGCAAAATCCAAAAACGCCGTAGTACCTGATGATGTGGGGCTAGCGGCTATAGTAAGTGTATTGCCCCCGGCTGTATAACCGTTGCCAGTAGCCACTTCATTTGTTGTAGCGTACGCTGTTGTAGCCGCGCCTAACGTGGCTGAACTGGTAAACAGCGCTATTTTAAAAGTTTGTGACGTATCGCCACTAAAATCCATCTCGCCGTTCAAAAGAGCGACTTTGAAGGATGTGCACATTGCTTGAGTAATTGCCATTTTAGTCTCCTTAACTTACTGGCACTCGGAACTGTCCCGAGCGGTATGCGTCTTCACGTAATTTGCCATCTCCGAGAGCCTTCAACAGCGTTATAGATTGCAAATACAGTTTTTCGTACATTGCAACAATATCTGGTTCGCCCTTCATAAAGCGAATTGCTTCAATCAACGCACCATTGAGTAGAGCAGAATCAAACTCGTCCCCAAGCCATGTATTGTTAGCAGTAACGATTGATTGAGGATAATATCCATAATGAAGCTCCGAGGTGTATGAGGAATCTGGGGTAGGGCCGACAATAAACGTATCGTCATCAAAATATGCGTAATGCTTGGGTAACCCTGTAGAAGTAGGACTAGGGTAGGCTTCTCGCATAAAGTTAACGTCTTTGTTTAACAAGAAGTGATAGTTACCGCTGCCGTCCACTACAGCTAGAGAATACGACCATAAAAAATCAGATGGCGTAGACAGGTACTTATTATTAGTAGAGAGTGTACCTGTCACGTTTCTACGCAGCGCAGGTATCTGCACTGAGTTGTATATTTTTTGTTCAGCCTGCTGTGTGAACATAGCGAGCTGGTCATCTGTAAACGAGTTCTCGCAGATGTCTTCAATGTTAGTTTTCAGCTCGGTATAATTCATAACTTACGCCATTGGCCCCCGTGCGTACAAACCCTTGGTAGCTGCGCCTGTGCCGCGTACCTTGATTTTACCACCTTTTTTGTAAGCTGTTTGCATAGCCTTACCTGTTTTACTTGCTTCTTTCGCAGCGGCTTTTTTACCTGCTGCGTCGTATCCAAACATTTTATTTCCTACTTTGGGCATTACGCACCTCCTATGTTATACTTACTGCAACTTGGCCTATCTGACCAGTGCCTACTAAATCGTTAGGTGTAAGCCCGTATGGGTCGTCACCTCCACCCACAGGATTCCAACCCCATTGGACGCCACGGCTGCTAAAGTCTCCAGAAGGACCAAGGCTTTGGTCTGGACGCGGATTGCGTATGGCTTGCGGATCGTTAACTGGGTATTCCCCGAGACGTAATTGTGGTTGGTCTGGGTTCCAACATTCAGGACAAGCCTTTACGTTTGTATCTCTACCCTTAACAAAAAGATTACGTAGTTCCCGTAACTTGTACTGGAACCCACATACATCGCAAAGTGCGATAACCTTTTGAGAAGATGCAAACTGGTTACTCATCAACGAATCCTAGCTATTCTAGGGACAAATCGTTCGGCTGTTTTCTCTCGGTCTTCACCCGCGGCAAGTTCGTATTGCTCGTCGTACACGGATTTTAACATAGGGAGGCGGTCCACTAGCTCGGGAACTTTCATGGCGATATGGTACGCCAGACCTGCCACGAGACAAGGGAAAAACCGGAAATTCATATCAGCAGTCTGTACGCCAGACCCAGCGTCTTCCACACGGCGCATACGCCAGTAATATAGCACATAATCATTGTTGTTTGGTACAGGCCATACATTTACATGCGGTGCGTCTCTCAACCGTTCTACATACAACTGAATAGGACGGCCTTGTGATAACTTGTTAGGTATAGATGCGTACGTGCTTACACTGATTCGACTTATAGTAAGATCGGCTTGTGTGCTTACGTTACCATTGTTGGTACGTATTTGATGTTCAAGCAAATCAATAGTATCGGCTGGTAAAGCATACCTAGACGTACCGGGTACTAAGTTAATTGTACCAGAATCAATCGTCCACATGTTAATACCGCGGTTCTGCCACTCAATAGTCATCAAATTCATAGAACGTCTAGCGGTACGCAAATCGTACCCAGAACGCATCTCACGTCCCGCACGTTCCCATGCTTCTTCCGCGATCTCCGTGCAG